GTAGGTCTTTGAAGCGGCCATCACTGTCACCTAAATCTATAGCAGCATCAGTTCTTACGTCATTTTTTACAGGACGAATTACATCATTATTCTGGAAAGATAGGCCGCTGACTTTACCTATATGTAAATTACCCACTACCGTAGAGATACTACCTGCAATTGAGCCGTCTTTGCGGAACTGCATAATTCCACCGTCGTTTCCTATACGATTAGAAACAATCGGTGTAGCCTGATAACGAGAATTGTATATTGAACCGTTTTCACGTAGAGCAATACCAAAACCAGTGGATGCTGAGTTATCGTAAGGATCAGTATCAGTAGTACCCACCAACAAGTTTCCTGACGAGTCTATGCGCATGGCTTCTGAGCCGTTGGTTTTAAACTTGGTTAAAGTACCACTTTCTAAGTTTAACTCTGTGGGCTGTGCTGAACCCCCACCAATATATATATTATTACTTGAGGATTGGACAGATATTACGCCGTGACCATTAAACAACAAGTTGCCATTCTGCTCAAATCTTATTTTTTCCGCACCGCTATCATTGGATATAATTAAATCATTAGTCTTCATCCCAAGGTACATACGATAGTTGCCAGTGGTTTGTGCAAACCTTAACTGCGGCTGTGTTGTGTGAGCTATATTTATTGCTGCTCCAGTGTTAGAAGCTGTGCTTGTATCTAAAATATCTAAATTAAAACTAGGCGAACTCGTACCCAACCCAAGCCGTTCATCAGCCGCATCCCAATGGAACTTAGCAGTTGTGCCTGTGTCTTCGTAGAAGCTGATGTCGCCTGTGTCATCTATACGCATATGACGTAAAAAGTTAGTTCCGTCCCACGATGCAAACTGTAGGTACGGGGCAAGACCTGTTTGATTGTTAAAACCAATTGTACTTTCACCAATAGAATTACTTTTGTTCCAGTTGAGGAATAACCCCTTGTCCCCAGAAGGGTTTGCCCCAGCACCATTTGTATTTATGTATACATAGCCACTTCCATCCACAGTCAGCCCATCGCTGGTCACTGTGCCAGTTATATCAAGATTACCTGTGTGTGTTGGTTGAACATAACGTGCATCTGATGCAGTTCTTGTGTAATGATCTGCAAGAGCAAACGTACCATAAGCTACAATATCAACTACATCATTTACTGATGCACCTGATGCTAATGTAATGCTTGTACCATTTGTAGCTGTGAAGTCTGTGCCAGATAATAATTTGACCCCATTCAAAAATGTATCAATATAGCCAGAATCGTAAGTAGCAGCAAAGACTGTTTGACCTGCCGTAGCTGTATAAGTCACACGATTTGATGTGCCATTTACTGACGAACCTGCATTTGTCCAACCAGATGAAGAGTAGACTTTCATAGCATTAGCTACTGTATCAAAATACAGATCACCAACATCTAAAGCTGACCCATCTGGGTCTTGCGTGGGGGCTGAACTTTGTGCGCCAAGGTATTGATTTTGGAATGTGGATAACGATGTAGCCGCTGCATTCTTGCTAGTTAAGGCCGCCGCCGCTGAATTACTTGCATTTGTTTCGCTTGTAGCCGCATTGGATTCTGAAGTTGCAGCATTGGAAGCTGATGTCGCCGCCGCTGTACTGCTACCAAGGATACCATCTACATACGTTTTATTAGTGACATCAGTACCAGCAGTAGGTGTAGCAAGACCAGTGATCTTATTGTTACCCATAGCCAATGCGCCAGACATTGTATCGCCTGTCTTAGCTACACGAGTATCTCTCTGTGTATCTGTATATGCTTTTGTAGCTACGTCTTGTGCTGATGTAGGATCACCTGCACCTGTAATCTTGTTGGTACTCATTGCGATAGCACCTGTCATAGTGCCACCAGCTTTTGGTAGTTTAGTCGCAATGGAGTTAGTTACTGTAGTGCTGAAGTCATCATCATCATTAAGAGCATCAGCTAGTTCACCTAGCGTATCAAGCCCTGCCCCTGCATCTCCAATCAACGTAGATATTTCATCATCTACATACTTCTTAGTTGCGGCATCAAGATCATTAGTTGGAGCAGTAAGGTTTTGGATAGTAGCTGATGTACCAGCATTCATGTTTAACGTACCATCAATAGTTACGTTAGTGAATGTAGATGTACCAGAACCTGCAGTTACATTACCAGTTAGGTTTCCAGTGACGTTACCTGTAACATCTCCTGTTACGTTGCCAGTAACATTACCACTTACGTTTCCTGTAAGCGATCCAGTGATACCGCCAGAAGCAGTTAGTGTAGTAAATGCGCCAGTGGATGCAGAGTTAGCACCTATCGTAGAACCGTCTATAGAGCCACCGTTAATGTCAGCAGTAGCTAGGGTAGCTTGGCCTGTTGTAGACAGCGTTGTGAAGCTACCTGCGGCTCTTGTAGAAGCACCTATTACCGTACCATCTATGTTACCGCCGTTAATGTCTACAGTAGCAAGAGTTGATGTACCTGATGCACCTAGAGTAGTGAATGCACCTGTGCTTGGAGTAGTTGCACCTAGTGCAGCACCATCTATCGTACCACCATTAATATCCGCAGTAGCGGCAACTAAGGATGTACTAGCATTAAGTGTAGTAAAAGTACCTGCCGCTGGTGTAGCTGAACCAATTACAGCATTATCAATAGCACCAGAGTTAAGGTCAACTGATGTAATAGTTGTAGTACCAGTAGCTGATAAATTGGCAAAAGTAGCAAGACCAGTGAATGCAGATGTACCCGTAGTCGTAAGTGTACCACCGATTGCTACGTTACCTGCTGCCGCAATACCACCACTTAGGAATAAATCTTGGAAGCGTGTAGAGTTGTTACCTAAGTCTACAGTGTTATTAGATGCAGGAAGTATAGCATTACCGCTATCAACTTGTACTAGCTCACGCCAAACGGCTGCGCCAGAACTATTACCTACACAGATATATACACGGCCTGTAGCAGAGTTCTCCCAGATAGAACCTGGTGCATACCCATCGCCACTATCATCATTAGCTGTAGGAACAGAGTTTGTTACGTTGTTACGACCACCAACACCACCATGTACTAATGGGAGATATCCACTGACAGAAGTTGTTAATGGTATCTTAGGAGCATCTCCTGTACCACCTGTATGTCCGTGTCCTGATGATGCATTAAACGCAGCTAGTAGCTGGTTAAATTCTGCATTAATTGGTGGCGCTGTAATACTAGAACCATTTATAATACTAGCAGTTGATTGCCGAGTGTAACCTGCCATTTTTTATCTTCTCCCTGCCGCACTAAATTCGAAGACTAAGCCTTGAATTGAGAATGGTTCTGATTGTCCGTCTGTCACAAAAGTAGCTCGAACTGAAAAGCCCGAACCTTGAATATCCGATGTCATGATCGGTTTGGATGCACCGCCGTAAATCACGTTTGCTCCACTATAAGTAATATTACGCCCAGCGTAGATCGTAGGCGCACCAGCAGATGTCTGCGTATATGTAGAAGGTACTGATGTATTGTAATCGCCCCAATCATAATCAATAGCGAGGTTCATCTCGAATGGCCCTTCGGCACGTATGAATGTATTTAGTTTTCGAATAACTTTTCGTTGTTCTGTCTCACCGAAATCTAGATAAGGTGTAGCGTAAACAGATATAATATTAGAGCCGTTAAAGCTCGTTCCATTTTCTTGGCGATAGACTTTACCATCATGATCTCCGTGTAAAATAAGTTCGTCTGTGCCTACATAATCAGACGTTGCACAGCTTGCTCGTATGCCTAGTAGCTCACCAAATTCCCACTCAATTGAACCTGAAGTGTCAGTCAGTCCACCAATGATACCGATAGCATCTGTAGCAGCTACAACAGTCCCACTATTGGTTGTGGTAACAAAGTACCGTACCTGTGACTTAGAACGTATAACAACGCCTGTTAAAGCGTCCATGTCTTCGTTCTTAATAAGATCAACAAGTGTAGATTGTATTGGCTTAGATAAAGTTTCTAGCTCGATATCGCCAACTCTAGAAGTACCAGCAACAGGTCTAAACCCATCAGGAGACAGGAACATTAAGTCTCCACCGATCTCTAGTACGCTATCTCTAGCCACGCAGCCGATGTTACTTGTTACGTTCTCTAATGCAAAAGCATTTGATGCACTAACTGTAATCTTCTTGATATTCTTATTACCAAATACAAATAGATTATCACGGAATGGTTTGATCTGTACGACATCAAAGCCAGCCGCTATCTGTCCACCCCCTGCTGCAACTGTCCAGGTATAAGGATCGTTTGGTGCAGAGTGTGCTATAGCCGCCCTACTAGCTTCATGACCACCTAAGAACAAATGGTTTTCAAATACATCTACTAGCGCAGGAGCATTAAGCGCTTGTGCGCCCCCTGCTGTGTTATTGGATGCATGATAGCCTCCAGCGTGAGAGGACTTTATCTCTTTCCAATTCGTACCATTAAATATAATTGCTTCGTTAACACCGTCTACAAAGCATATATTATTACCAGTACCAAAGTTAAACTGTTGGTGGCGTAATCTATTAACTGTTAATCCGTTTGCAGTCATAGAACGTGTAACACTGTGATCTAAGGTAAACTTACGCCAACCTATAAATGCAGTGTAGTAATAGAAGCTATAAGTACTAGCACCTGCATCTTGTCGTGCAGCTATAACAGTTGTACTTGCGGTTACATCATTCTTAAAAATAGCAATGCCAAGGACTTTACCTTGGCCTGTAGATGCACCTGCTACTGTAACTTCACCATAATCAGGATCGTATTCATCATACCCCTCAATACGTCGATAGCCGCCAAATAAGGATGGCTCAAAGTTCAACATGCGTGTAGCTGCGCCTGGACTGTTATCCGATAAATCTAAATGATTTTCATTGGAATTCAGGCCACCGTTACAAACTAATTTGAAAGATTGTATTTGATCAGGCATTAATATCTAACTCGTGTGTCACGAATGTATTCGTAATTATTAATGTATAAAGTTTGTAAATCCTTGATACCTTTCTCAAAGGCTATGAACGATGCCTGAGAAGCTTCAAGGTTATCTTTAAACATATACAGGTGATACAAAGCACCATCTACTAAGACAGTATCGTAGCTATCAGGAATTCTAGTAACATCATCCGCTGCCGTAATATCAGAGTAGTTCTGGTAGTATCTAAATTTTAATGTGTAGGCTTTATCTGGCGATGGGCTAACACCGTAGCCATTACCATGAGAAGAGAATACAAAGCGTGGTACACTGATACCATCTGTACCCGATGCGTAATCATTATCCCTGTGGTTCTTATACCACTCGTCACGATCTATATGCTTCAAGGTCGTGAAACTTACACCTTGTGCTGTATCTTCTTGGATTTGAAAGCTGTTCCAATCAGCTATTTTATAAAATGAAGGCCATGTATATTCTTCCTGACCCACAACCAATGTATCTGTTTCTTCAGCGGCATTGAAAGGCCACTCAAACTCAGCTTGGTTTATTTTAGCTACCGCAGATTTTACAGCATCTTTAACAAGTGCTTGTACTCCAGAAGCAGATGCAAAATCACCTTCCACAAGCTCAACTTCGTTTAGTCGGCGTAGTACTTGATTACATAAACTTATATAGGTGCTAGGCATATTGTACCCTTAGATAGAGGAATGGGGCTAACAGATTAGC